TTTGTCAACCGACTTCATGATGACTTCTTCTACCTTGTCATTCATAGCCATGATCCCATCATTAACTCTCGCAGATTCTTCATCTTGAGCAATGCGGATAGGATCATAGATTCTCAAACCTTCTCCCATGTCTAGAACTTCTACTTTCTCATGATCGGGGTAAGAAACGTTGATGCCATAAGTAGATCCCATGACCGCTACAACTGGTGTTCCTTGAGCATATGCAATATGCTGACCAACGGAATCACATCCTAGGAACAAATCTGCTTCCTTAATGATTCCAGCCCATCCTCTGATGGGAACATTGTTGCTAGCTGGGAGAGAAATGGTATCTCGAAGTCCTTCTTTTTCAAAGTCGAATCCGAACTCTGACATTAGAATTACAGAATACTTTTTCTGTAAACGTTTGATGATAGAGACAGTGTTGTTAAACTCAAAACTTCTTCCAGAAGGATCAGTAATGATGTTACCAGCAGTCTGTACTCCTCTACCAAATGGTTGGAAAACGACAGTCTTCTTTTTACCAGTTTTCTGTCTAACTTCTTCTACGACAAACCTTCCGTTTACTTGTTCTTCTTTGGAAAGTTTGATCGTAGGTTTTTGTAGTTCTCTAATTCCCTTTCCGTTGATTGCGATATCAAACGCTTGAGATAGACTACACTTTTGATTGTAGTATTCCCAGATTCTATATGGTTCTGGGCTTACAACATCTGTGTCGATCAGTTTATCTCTAAAGAGATTTTTGTGCCATGAATCATACACCTTACTATAAAGTGTAGGATGTCCTTTGAAGAAGTCTGTGCCTCCTTCGCAGATGATTAGGAAATCCTCGTCGGGATTTTCCTCTTGATATTTCTCAAAGGCAGGAATGGAACAAAGCACACGTCCAGCACCACCATTGACGAAAAATGATTTAGGTCTCATAGTCAATCACTAATGATTTAGATACTTTATTTAGGTGAGTTCTCGGGGGCGGTTAAACGCACCAGGCGACCCAAGAATACCTTGTTCCTTTAGTTACTGGAGTAACTTCATGCGGATACAAGAATACTGATGGGAATGCGGCTACCTCACCCTTCTTTAATTCTACTTTATGTTCATTCCAAAAGGTTAGTTCTCCACCTTCATAATCATCATTCAAAACTCCGATGATACTAGTGACTGGAATACCACGTAAGTTACCATCAAACATGTCATGAATATGATCGTGATGTGGTTTGATACTATCCCCTTCAGAATATTTGTTGAACTTGACATTTGAAGCCACAGACCAGAATAAATCTGAATTTGTATTTTCTGGTTGGTGGTATTTGTCGTGGTCTGCTTCCAAAAGATTTTGGATTAATGGATATATTTTGCCAGAAGCAGTGCTATCTTTCATGGTTTGAAAGTCTGCTTCTTCTATATCTTGTTTAAGACCAGCGTCATACCACTTGTGATCTTTCCATGGTCTCTTGTCAACACGAGCAATAATCTTATCGCATAATTCATCAGGGATTAATTTGTATACGAATATGTGATCACGTAGATCGGGATACTTAAGCATAAAAAAAGAGGGTCCGAAGACCCTCTCATTATACCATAAAACTGATCACACGCCGTCAGTTGCTTCGTTGTCTAGGCGACCATCAGGATCTGCCTCGTAATCATAGTCATCGATGAGTTCTCTCATTGGGTTGTCGGGGAATCCGATCATGAAAGGCTCGATACCATCATAGGTGGTGTAAAGGTTCTCCATTTCAGCAATGTATGCTTCTGCTGCAGTAATTTGTGCTGCAGTCATGTTGCCACGGAGTTCTTCGAGTCTCAACTTGTCACCTGCGAGAGCATTGTCTCTTGCTTCCTTGTGGAATTCCAGGGTCATCCAAGGCTTGAACCAAGGGAAAGGAGTGTTCCAGGAATCGTTTGCGAGATTGTAGGTAATCTCTTCAACAGCATAGGTGTGGTTGGGTTGCTGGGGATCGGGACGACTGTAGTAGACTTCACCAGCTTTAGCGTGACCAGCAGGGAATGCGTAATCCTTCTGTGGCCAACCTGCTGCTGCACCAGTATCTTGACCGATTAGGATAGATGCTAGAAGAAGATCTGTTGCATTCTCGTCGGGACGCAGAAGAACTGCTCTTTCATCTAGACCAGCGCGAGTATTCGCCTGCTCTCTATCTGCTTCAGGGGATGATGTAGGCATGTAGGACTGGTTTGCTAGAAGAGCACCAGTCTCGCCATCTACAAATACCCAAAGGTACTTTGGACCTTTGTAGGTAAACTCTGCCGTAAGACCAAGATCACTAGTCTGCTTGGTATACTCGTCAGGCAAGTTATAAGTTAGGGGTTTTGAAATATCTTTCGCCATGGTAGTAATCTCGTTTTAAATCCTTGGTTGTCGTTGCTGTATTATTTATAAACTATGGAATCAATATCCTCTTTCGGACTGCTTGTAGTTGATGCGGATCATACCTGGGGTTCCATGTTGACCACGGCAGCAACCGCCACCATTAACCCAAGCAGAAGGACCACCAAGACCAGGAACATAGTTCTTCTCTTGGCTATTTCCGCCGCCACCACCCCAACCAAGTTGAGTTGCAGCATACATCTGGAGGTAGTAACCACAACCCCAGCACTCACACTGAATACCAGGTAGCCAACCACCTTTACCATTAATTAGACCACCAGGATATGGAACCATTTGCTTGTTCCAGCAACCGTTGTTGTGGCACCACATTTGACCTGCTCCAGGGTTGCCATGAGCACCGCCATCAGCACCATAGTATAGAGCACAAGGACCATTGCAGCATACTCTGCAAAGAGTTCCCCAGGTGCAGCAGCACATGAAGCAGCAAGAGCAGCCGCCATATCCACCATCAGCACAGAAGTTGGAAAGACCGTAACCAGTGATACTGGTTTTGTTACCAGGTTGTCCACAAGCAGGACCCTGACGAGATCTACCACCTTGACCGATGTCAAGAGCATAAGAACAACCAGCTACTACATCAGAACCAGTTAGTTTTTTATATGCATAAGCACCAGATGAACCAGGTACGCCACGAGTACAGCAGCAACCGTCTCCACCGCCACCACCAGCACCCCAGATCTCGAAAATGATCTCTGTGGTATTAGCAGGAACTTTCCAATCAGGATAGTCGTAGTAGCTATAGTTGCTGGTCCAATCAGAACAACCAGCACCACACTGTGCAGTGAAGTACATGGTTGTATATCCTCTAGCGGGATATGCAGGCATCTTCGTCACTGGGTCAGACCCTGCCAACCCCTTGATCGATTCTGTTGTGACAATCCCGAGCAGATCGCGTAAATTTGAATTAGGCATCGGTACTTTTCCTTGTTATATGCTATTTAGATATTAGTTACAGAAGTGGTAAGCGCAGTCACGGTTGACGCCAATCCAGCAGGAGCAATAGGTGATCTTAATGAATCCACCCACACCTCTGTATCCGTAGCAGCATCCACCACCGCAAGATGTAGCAGATGGAGATCCAACACCAGGAAGGGTAGTACTACAGCGAGCACTAAATGCCCATGGTGTAGTTCCTTGACAGATGGTATTTTGGTGAGTACAAGCATCTCCTCTATAGTTGGAGATCATGTGTCCACCACCATGGTCAAACAAACGAGGTGGATATGCTAGACCTGCTTTAGCCCAGCAGTTACTAGAAGTGTTGTAAGTTCTGAAGAATCCTGGGTGACCCTTAATGTTCTCATCACCACCGTATGCATTAGCACCATCAGTAGCGGGGTCATAACCACCACAACCTGTCCAGTAGACTCTATCTTGGCAACGGAATTGAGTATCCCAGAATGCATAGCAGCATGTCTTACCAGGTAGACCACCTTCTGCACAGAAGTTAGAACCAATAGCACTTTGTGCTTCGCTGTTCTTACCACAAACGTAAGATTTGCATCCTCTAATACCGCAGCAGCAAGAAGAGCAGCAAGTTGGTGGAGCAACCGAAAGGTGGAAGCACCATCCTCCTTGGATTTGTGGATATACTAGAGTCTTTCTAGAATATGCACCAGATCCGCCAGGAAGACCTTGTTGGCAACAGCAAGCGCCGCCACCAGATCCGCCACCACCCCAGATCTCGAAGGTGATTTGAGTGGTGCCGCAAGGTACGCACCAATACTCTTGGCAATAACCACGATAGCTATTATCGCAGTTATTGAGGTTACAGTAGGGGGCAAAGTTATAAACTTTACCATCCCTAACTTTACTGTATTGTCCGAATTGACTTGCCGTCTCTAGAACCGTGGAGTCAAACTCTCTCCCTAATAGTGATCGTAAATTTGCCATCTGATTATACCTTGCAGAACCATGTTACTTTAACGAGACCTGCAGCACCTTCAGAAGAGCAGCAGCAACCACCACCAAACGTGTCGGAAGAGAATCCACCGTGACCAGGAGGACCATTACGACAGTCATCAGCAGAGATACCGCCGTTATTACTTGCTAGCCAGTATGTTTCTGTTCTGCCGCATGTTGCCATGCTATGGTGTCTCTGATGGTTGAATGTGCCGAACTTACCATCTTGGTAAGGAGCAAATGCAGAGGAGTGTTTCATCATACACCAGTTACCGCACTCTTGGCAGTCCATCTGGTTGTAGGAACCAACGTTACCCCAGTATTCACGACCCAGTTCACATCCAGCTTCACGATCAGTTCTGGATTCACTGTACTGTGGGCAACTGGAAGAAGCCTTGTCACACTGCCATCTGCAATGTGGTTGACCAGTCTGCCAGTTCAGTCTGAAGCGACAACCCCATCTAGAGGAACCGCCACCGAAGCAGCAAGAGTAACCGTGGCATCCACCACAAGCACAGAAGTTAGAAAGACCAGGACCAACAACATAGGATTTACATCCATCAAATCCACCGTTGCCAGGATGTCTGCAAGTAATAGAACCAGCGCAAAGACAGTAGCAGCAGTTATCTAACTGGTTAACACCTTGAGCAGCAGCACAAAGGGTGTACTTGTTATACTGTCCAGAGTGTGCAGCAACACCAGACATACAGCAGCAAGAACCGCCGCCGCCTCCGCCGCCGCCCCAGACTTCAAATTCGACCTTACAAACACAGCATGTTGGGACGCACCACACCATTTGCTGGTGTGCATAATCATGGTTGCTGCTATAGTTCCAGCAGTGATCACCACGCCAAAGAATGGAGTGTGAGTTGGAACCGTAATACGTAGCTACTGGAATATTGTCAGTTGTTGCAATATCCAGGAGATCTCTTAAACTAGACATTAGTCAATACCTCCCTATTAGTATTAGTTAGAAAGGATCGACCAACCGTAAGAAGATCCAGTGTAGATTAACTCAAGTGATGCATTCTTAATATCGAAATCGAGGTCTTCTGCCAAGTTAGCAATCTTGTTACCGTTACGTGCGATAACTGCTTTCGTTGTACCACATTGACCAGCAGCATCAATTAGATTAACGCGGTCACCCTGTGCAGGGTTTGCTGGCATTGTTAGTGTTAGTTCAGTACCTGCAGTAGTATCAATCAGAAGAATTTGTCCTGATAGAATACTGTGATCAGCTGTAATTGCTACAGTTTCTCTAGTTTCTGTTGGTGTTGATAGGTTGCGTCCCATTGTTCTTAAAACTCCTTTGTATTATTTATCAAGCCTCTTCTTCAACGCCATACGCCGAAACGCTGACGTTTGCAGTATCAGAGAGGACTACTAGGTTTTTAGTTGCTTGGAGCGCAATACCAGTTCTCTCCAGGATTCCGTATCCTGCAATTTCTGCATTGTATTCAATATACTCTGCACCAGTTGGGGTGCCAGTAGCAGCAAGAGCAACACGAACGCTAACAGGTGTAGCATTTGTGTTGACCATATTAAGGTTGAGGTATGAAACTGTAGAACCAGGGACGGTATATACAGTTGTTAAGGTTGCCGCAGCTAGGGAAGATTGAGTCCCCAGAATTCCAGAAGCCATTGTTTTCTCCTTGTGGTGTGTCTAAAAGAAAGTAAGTTCGATAATATTTATAAAATGGGGATCAAATCGATCCTGCCCAGAACACATATCCCTTGGTCGTTCTAGTGCTATCAACATATGTCTTAACAGCACGCTGAGTTGGGACCTTTTGGTTGCTGTTAGCGGAGAGAGTAACATCAGAAGAGAATTCTGTGATACTTTCACCAAGTTGAGCACCGATGGAACCCAGTCTCAAGGACGATAGNNTTCAAGGTTGTGCTACCAGTTGCCTGGTTAACTCTGAAGTAACGACCAACAGTGAAGTTGCCGTCTTGGTCAGTAGAAACAAAGAATACGCGACCTGGGAAGTCTTCAGTAACTTCGTTACCTGGAGCAGGTGGTACGAGTGGTTCACCTGGCCAGTTAACTTGTGTCTTAGTTCCACTACCGATGTTCAGGAAGTCATGACCAGTTAGACGCACCTGAGAGTAGGAATATCTAATCTTATATCCCTGACCATCATATGTTCTAGTTGGTTTTTCAGCAGCAAGAACAACCAGAACAGTACCAGTTGTAATTGT